CCTTGAATCGATGTGCCGGCCTGTTCCATAGCGAACCGGAGTTCCGACAGGGACTCAGTCGAGAAGCCCGTGCGTAGACTCATCTTCTGAACTTCGTCGCCCAGTCGTCCGAACTGGAGGACCGCCGCACCCGCCGCGGCACCGACGGCAGCGAAGCCGATACCGACTCCCTTCATCGCCGTCTTGTGCTTGTTCGCAAACTTGTCGATGCGCGACTCGCCCTGCTTCAACGATGAAACGAGCTTCTGGGTATTCCCAGTTATGTTCACGACCAGGTTTGCGAGCGTTGCGATTGGTCTACTCCTCGTCTTCTACGGGTGCGAGTGATTCGATTAACTCAAGACCTTCGTCCATGACGGTGTCAGAATCGAGCGGTGCGTCTGCCTGCGCTTTAGCCATCCGCCCCATGATTCGGATCATGCTGGGGCTTGCCTTGAATATCTTTGCCGACTGTGTTTTGTCCTTCATCTCTGCGGTCGATCTCGCCGCCTTCGCTGTCCGGTAGTCGAAGATCGTTTGAATCATCTGCCAGTCCTGCGCCATCGCTTCGGACGGTGAGATTCCGAACGCTTCGCAGATGTCGGACACCATGCCCTCGTAAGGCTGCGGCCCCCACTGTTCAACCCCGGGTTTCCCTGATGTCTGAAACCCGAGGATGTAATCAGCAAGAGCCTCTATCCGTTTTTTTCTGCCGCCTTCCCTTCGCCCATGCCGATGGACACCAGGTAGTAAATCTCCTGAAGGTGGAGGGATTTAAAAACGTCGGGGTCGTCTTTGATCTGTGGATATGGTTTGCCGTCGTTGTCGGTCCAGTTCCATCCGGTGATGCGGTCTGTGATGAACGCCCACGCTTCGTCAATCCGGTCGCCAACGATGTCGAGCTGTGTGTCTTCGGCGTCGGCGTCGCCTTCGATAGCGGCGAACCGCGTCGCAATAATCCGGGCTTGTTTCATCATCTCGATCTCACCGGCTGTAAGCCCCGGCATGAACTCAACCCACTCACCTTCGTGGATCGCATACTCAACGCCGTCAACCGTGACAGTGCAGTCGTCTGATGGAACTCGTTCAGGTTTGATCTTTGCCATTGGTCCCCTCCTCGTGGGGTTTCCTCGGAGTAGCACCCGGCAAGCCGCCGAGGAAACAGCCTTTCATTCCTCGCATGAGGAACTAGCCGGGTGCTTTTAGTTCAGGGGTTAGGACGTGGCCCGTGCCAACGCTGAGTTACCGACGAAGTTCGCCGAGTAGTCCACGTTACCGCCGACGCTGCCGGTGATGCTGTACGAAGACAGCAGCACGTCGGTCGCGTCATAGTTCGGGTCGTCCGATCCGGCAGTCGTACCGGTCGGGTCTACCGCCATCGCCTTCGCAGACGACGCGCCAACGAACGCGAAGATCGTCGCGTCCGACTGGGACGCAGCGAAGTCGGCGGTTCCGCCAACGTCAAGGTTGTAATCGTAGTTGCCTACGATCCTGCGAGGTCCGGCGTCAGCGAACGAAGTCGCTACCGGAGCCTCCTGGTCAACCGAGAGCGTGAAGCTGGAGATGTCATCTTCCAACGCCACCGTCGCAAGGCTGATATTGACATTTTTTGAGGGCTGTTTTGCCACTGTCTTTCTCCCTTATGTTCCTGCTACTGACCCGGCAGTCACGAAGATCGTGGCTGACGAGAACGTGCCTGAGAAGTCGATGCGTTTCCACGCTTCTGTTGTTGCTGTCGTTGATACGCGGACGACTCCCGCGGCCGAGAGTGACCCCGACGTGAGACCCGAGATGTCCCCGTAAGCGTCACCGCTTCCGTCGTCGGACGATCCCTGAATCTTCATCGTGATGTTGGACCCCGTCAGAGCGACCAACCTGAACACGACCTGATATTCCTCGGGTGAGGTAGTCGTACCCTGATTGATGCCCGTAGATTGACCGGAGCCGGTCTCGACGGAGTTGCCGAGGACAAGCCCCCGGACGATCCCGCCCGTACCCGCTACGTCCCAGTTGAGCATGACGACGCCACCGGTCTCACCCGAGATGGGCTTGCCGGTTAACATCACCGTGTTCTCGTAGCAGACGGATCCTTCGGCGTTAGCGCCCGGACACGTCGCAACGTAGTGGTCGGCGGCTGACTCAACGAGATCGTCGATGATCTTGTCGTAGTCGTCTGCGTCGCCCTCGAAGAACCCGATGTAGCTGCCATCGCTGTCGTAGTTGCCGACTGCCCTACGTGGGCCAGCATCGGCAAACGTCGTACACACCGGCGTCTCCTGGTTGACGTTCTGCGTGAACGAGTTGAGATCGCCCGACAGATTGAACTCGTCGAGGTAAATCCGCGTCGCTGTGTTTCCAAACTTCGCCATCTACTTGCCCCCTCTCTTGCGTTTAGCCGGAGCCTTGTATTCCACGATTGCACCCATCTTCAGGAGATCGGCCACGTCGACCTGACACTTCGCATCGAACTCCACGAGCGTCGGCTTCTCATCGCTGTCGAGAAACGCGCCGCCGCCCTTTACGCGTGGACGTGTCGGGTTGTAGTCCTCGTTGCCGGGACCACGTTGAACCCTGAGCTTGTGTGCGATCAGTCGGTATTGCATGGGCCTTACTCCCTGTAGTGGATGATGTAATCCTGAATGACTCGGAAGACTCCCGCCGACGATTCAAGGCGGTCTTCAAAGTCGTCGAGTTCGTTGTCGAGAAATGAGTCGAGAACGACCGGACTCGTACCGCTGTCGTCCCATCGCTTGAGCGCAAGCCGGAGTTGTGCGCCAACGTTCAGTGCGCCGAGATAGGTTGTCGCCCATGCGTCCAGTTGAAAGCGCCCCCGGGTAATCCCGATGTCCTCGGTCATGCCGCTGAACGGGTCGGTCCCGATACGGGTGAACGTGACGGCTGGATACGTTGGCGACTGCGGAAGGTTGAGCGGGTAGATGCGCGACACGACAAGCGAGGAAAGCCCCGCAAAGTTGTCGAGTCTCGTGAACAACACCGTCTCAATGCTAGCCACCGGTCTGCTTCACTTTCGCTGTCACCTTGTCGATCTCCCGTTTGATAGAGACTCCGAATCGTTCGGTCGCTACCTTCGCTTTCGTTTCCAACGCTGGCCGCAAGAACGGCTGCGCCCGACTGTGCCTGGTTCCGAACTCAACGAGGTGAGCGCGACGAGCTGGTTGACCGGCCTTGCCGCGCCGGACGCCGATGTCGGCCTTACCCTCTACCGCCTTGACCGAGACACTAACGGCGAGACCCTTCTTCAAGGCTCCTGTCGCCACAGGGACACGCTTCTTCGCATCGGATAGAACCGGAGCCGCCGCCGACCTGAGAGCCGTGCGGATGGTCCCCCGCTGCATCTTGTTGCTGAGGTCTTTGAACTGTTTCTTTAGGACACCCATGCCCTCGATGTCGACTACGTTCTGTTGTGTCATGCCGGCACACTCGCCGTCGCTGTGATGAACATTCCCTCTTGCCGTGATATCTCGATGATCGACTCGATGTCGTATATGTCGCTTCCGCCCGACGGGTAGATGATCCGCATCTTCTCGTCGAGGTCCGTTCGATACCGAATCCGAAACTCAATCGTGCGCGTCGCGTGATGCTGGTCGGCCTCGAAACTCTCGCGCCCCTGTTCCTTCACAGCCGCCCAGACGGTGTCCACCGCGCCCCACGACGGAACCGGTTGACCGACGCCGTCCTGAACCGGCGTGTCCGACTGAATGTCGATGCGTCTGTCCATGTTGCCGATACGCATTAGAGGTCCGCCCTGTACGGCATCCACAGCGATTGATTCATCTGTGGGACTTCCTGTGCGATCGTTCCGATGACGACGTTCTGCCGGTTCTCGTACATATGGCCGATCATCATCAACATGCCCTGAAGGATCCCAGCGGGTACGTCGGTGGCGCCGGTCGTTCCGTAACCCGCAACGAAGCGAACTTCGACGGCGTTGATCTCCGCACGCGTCGACGGCCAGGAAACCCCGAACGCCTTAACGATGCGCCCTACATCGGCCTGTGGGCCTACGGGTGCGTCAACGGTGTAGTTCGATGCGTCCCACGTCTGTTGCGTGCCTGCGCTGTCGGTGTATTTCAGAGACGTGACGGAAGCGAGTGGGGCTTTCGGAATCAGTATCTCGAACGGGGGGAACCGGTCGACCTTGAGATCCCACGTCTGTGTTATGAGACTGCGACGCGTGAACGTCTCGGCTGCGATGCGAGCGGACGCAACGAGCTGGTCGATCAGCGTGTCGTCGTCGGACACGTCAACACGGAGGTGCGACTTCGCTACCGCTGTCGTGATCGGCTCGGCGGCCGGGGCTGTTACAAGTTCAAGTGCCATTAGCGCAACGCATCCCATTCAGTAAACGACAACCCGCCGACGTGCTTCACGTACCCGAGCGTCAGAAAAGCCGATACAGTCCCCACCGTTACAAGTTCAACGCGTGCATCCTTCCACCCGCGCAATCGAGCGAGAGCGTTAAACGAGAATCGGTGGCATTAGCGGTAGTACATCTTCAGCGTGCCGATCTTCGCGTTGCCGGCGTTAGCGACAACGAGCGATAGCTTGCTGCTGAACGCCGGGCCCGGATCGGGAATCACCTGTTCGCTGGTCGACGTGTGCCGGTCAGCGAGTGCGGCCGCTGCGATGTCCACGCCGTTCTCGTCGAGAATCGTGATGTCGTAGTCGGCGGTCGGTGCCGTCGCGCTCGGGTCCGTAACGAACCGGAG